ACCTATGGGTTTCATTAAGTTTGATCTGCTTGGCCTCGCAACACTTAAAATGATTGAGGGTGCAGTCGCACATATTCTCAAGCGACATCACGGTGTTGAGAACCCAACATTCGATGACGTCAAGAAGTATTATGACGAGAATCTAAGTCCTGATGTGATTGATTTAAACGATCAAGACGTTTATGAAAACATCTTTCATAAAGGGCGGTGGGCTGGTGTGTTTCAATTTACAGAGAGCGGAGCACAAAACCTTTGTAAGCTTGCACAGCCTACAAATATCATTGAGCTTTCAGCGATCACATCAATCTATCGTCCTGGGCCACTTTCAGCAAAGGTAGACAAGCTTTACTTATCAGCAAAGGAATATCCCGAAGATGTTGAGTATGGTCATGATCTAATTAAAAAAGTAACGGAGGAGACATATGGATTCCTTATATTCCAAGAGCAAATTGCTCTTCTCGCTCATCACCTTGGTCGCAATCTTAGTTTGGATGAAGGTAATAAGCTGCGTAAGCTCCTGACTAAGAAGGGCTTATCTCAGGCAAAGCAGAAAGAGAAGGACAAGATTTACACCAAGTTTATTGATGGGTGTGTTGAGAAGGGTTATGGCAAGTCGGCAGGTGAAGAGCTTTGGCAAAAGTTTGAGTTCTTTAACCGCTACGGCTTTAACAAGTCCCATGCCGTATCCTACTCGGTCATTTCGTATCAGTGTGCTTGGCTGCTGAACTACTATCCCGCAGAGTGGATGGCTGCGTTCTTGGACAAAGAGCCTGAGAAGAGAAAGGAGAAGGCAATCAATATTGCGAAGTCTTTCAACTTCGAGATCAAGCCGCTCGATGTGAATACATCCGGTACGGTCTGGGAGATTTCAGACGACGGCAAGACCCTTATCCAGCCACTAACTTCTGTGAAGGGTTTGGGTGATGCAGCCATCGCACAAGTCTTAGACAACCGTCCATTCGAGACAATCGAAGAGTTCCTCTTCAATGATGATATCGTTTATTCAAAGTTAAACAAGAGAACGATTGATGTCCTTATTCGCAGCCAAGCCTTGAACGACCTAATGGATGAACGATTCACCGGCCTCAAACACTTTTGGTCCTCGATCATTATCGAGAGGCCGAAGAACAGAAAGAAATTCAACGAGCAGATCCTTGAATACGCTGCAGAGGGCGACTTTTCCAAAGAAGAGAAGATTGAGTACCTTTCTTCCTTGACAGGAGTGTTTCCACTTGATATGATCTTAAGTGACAAAACAAGAGGAAAGTTGGAGAACTTGTATGTTCCATCGATTAGTGAATACGATCCAGAGCTTCGATTGTGTTGGTTTATTCCGCGAGAAGTCATCAAGAAGACATCAAAAAACGGAAGGGATTATCTTGTCGTGAATGTGATTGACGATACATCAAAAGCAACAACGATTCGTTGCTGGAACGTAAAACCAGGAGACAATGTTGAGTTAAACAAGCCATACATGGCAAAGTTGAAATATGATCCCAATTGGGGATTTAGTACATATTCAATTAAACAAAATTTTAGAGTATTACCATAGGAGGAAATCAGTGTATATTGAGTATTACAAGATTAGAGAAGATGCCCTTGCACCACGACGAGCAAATCCGTCAGATGCAGGGATGGACTTGGCCTTTTCTCCTGAAGATGGAGAAGCCATTACTATTGAGCCAGGTGGCAGTGTAATCTGTGGAACTGGTTTAAAATTTGGTGTTCCACACGGATATATGCTCCAAGTTATGAATCGTTCAAGTATTGCAGCTAAACGATCATTGGTTGTTGGGGCTCATGTTGTTGATGCTGGATATAACGGTGAAGTATTTATTAATCTTCACAATATCGGCACAGAGGCACAGACTGTTGAACCTGGCACAAGAATAGCACAAGGCGTTATCATACCAGTTATTTGTGCAAGGCCAGTTGAGTATGAGCTTGACGAACTTTATTCAAGAGCGTATACTAATAGTAACAGGGGCGATGGAGCACTGGGGAGCACAGATGGATAAACAAACACAAGAAGTAATGTTTAGTTCGAAATCAAACGAGTGGGAGACACCGCAAGATTTCTTTAATAAGCTAAATGAAGTACTAGGGCCTTTCACGCTTGATCCTTGTGCAACGGATAAAACAGCTAAATGCGATAATTACTTCACACAACAGGATGACGGACTATTTAAAGATTGGAAAGGCGAGATAGTATTTATGAACCCGCCTTATGGTCGAGAGATATCGACATGGATAAGAAAGGCATATTTAGAATCCTTAAAGCCAGGTACAAAAGTTGTTTGTCTTATACCAGCCAGGACTGATACAAGATACTGGCATGAGTATTGTATGAAAGCAAAAGAAATACACTTTGTCAAAGGAAGACTAAAGTTTGGGAATAGCGAAAACAGCGCACCATTCCCATCAGCGGTTGTGGTCTTCGAATCACAACCGCAAACTATCATCAAAACAATGGAGGCAAGATGAAAGACTATTACATTGTATATACAAAAGATGGATGTTCTTATTGCGACAAAGCAATTGGGACACTGAGAGAGCAGAAACAGCCATTTATGGTTGGCAACCTTACCCACAATCCAGAACTTCTAGAAGCGGTCAAGGAACAAAACCAAATGACAACAGTCCCAATTGTGCAATATGTTGTACACAGACAAATACCAGGACACGACCAGGAAGTGCCTCATCCAATGCTCGTCGGAGGCAGTGATGACCTAGTCAAGCATTTTGAGGAACCTGAAGAGGGGGGCAATGAGTAAGGGAATTGATGATTCTTATGTCGGCTTTGATGTCAAAGAAACAGGCATGAACAATCGCGGCGAATATAAGAGGGTGCCGATAAAAGAGAAGACACCAGAGAAAGAAACAGTCGATCATCCACCCCATTATAACGAGGGTATTGAAGTGATTGACTTTATCGACAGCTGGGACTTCAACTTTACAACTGGAAACATCATCAAATATGTATCTCGTCACAAACACAAAGACAACCCCTTAGAGGATCTTAAAAAGGCGAGATGGTATTTAGATAGATTAATTAAGAGATATGAGGAAGAAAAATGAAAGAATGTTTATCATATGATGATGTGTTGTTAGTGCCACAGCACTCGGACATCAAAAGCAGGACGCAAGTAAATTTAGAAAGCCGGCTGGGAAACAAGTCCTTTACTCTTCCGATTATTTCCAGCCCGATGGATACGGTCACTGGCACTGAAATGGCTTTGGCCATGGAAAAAGCTGGTGGCTTGGGTATCATCCATCGCTATTGTTCTATTCCAGAACAGGTTGGGATGATTAGCTATGAAGGTGTCAGGGCAGCTGCAGTTGGTGTCACTGGCGACTTTGCTGATCGTGTCGCAACCTTATATAATGCTGGTATTCGTATCTTCTGTTTGGACGTTGCACATGGCGATCATATTCATATGGAAATAGCGATTCGTCGTCTTAAGGATACTTATGGTGAAGAAGTCCATGTGATGGCCGGCAATGTGGCTACAAAAGAGGGATATGAACGTCTCTCAAGATGGGGAGCCGATAGTATTCGTGTCGGTATTGGTGGTGGCTCTATTTGCTCTACTCGCATCCAAACTGGACACGGCATGCCTACTTTTCAATCAGTTTTAGATTGCTCACAATCAGAGTATGATACAACAATCATTGCTGACGGCGGCATCACAACTGCCGGTGATATCGTCAAGGCACTCGCTGCTGGGGCAGACTTTGTTATTCTAGGCTCTCTTCTAGCAGGAACAAACGAAACACCAGGTCAAGTTTTTAAGAGCAAGAAGGGTAAAGAATATAAAGTATATCGTGGTATGGCTTCTAAGGAAGCACAAAAAGATTGGAGGGGCTCATTCTCTTCAAACGAAGGAGTATCTACCACAGTGGATACTAAGGGTCCAGTTGCAGCAACTTTAGATGATCTTGCAAATGGTATTCGTAGTGGCTTATCTTATTCGGGGGCTAGAACTATCTTTGAGCTTCAAGGTAAGGCTGAGTTCGTTAGACAAACAGGATCGGGTCAGGTTGAAAGCTCAACTCATATATTGAGGCAATAATGTCTGACAAATTTGAACCTGTGAAATACGGAAAAGAATATAAGAAGATTACTTTTTATGATTCTGATAAACGTCACGCCGACCTGAGAATCAGATTGCAGTACGAGGGTATGAAACAATCTGAGTTCTTCAGGGCGGTTGTAACTGCTTACTTGGAGAAGGATGAACACTTTATGGCTTTTTTGGACCAACATATGTCCGACAATGAGCTTCGTAGTGAAAATAAGAGAAAAAAGATTAAAAGAGCAAACAAGAAAGAGAAAGAAGTTAAGTCCAAATTTGCACTTGACGAGGGAGAAATAGATAGTATATTTGATTTATTGGAGGAGGAACATCCAGACTTATGAGAGAATGTGCAAAACGATGTGAAGAATTAAATGTTAGCTGTCCTTGTGAGGAGTGTCGCTTATGGATTAATCACGATGAAGATTTAAACTGTACCCTGCATGCAGTCAAAAACAACCACACTGGAGAATTGACATTACGAGAAGTTGCTGACAGGATGGGAATTAGCTTTGTCAGAGTAAAGCAAATACAAGATAAGGCAGCAAGAAAAGTAGTGAAATTGCTGACTAAAGACAAAGCATACTAAAAAAAGTATTTTTATAAATCAATGCACTATTTATTATACGAAAGCTTGGTTTTATAAGGAGTTTACCATGAGCAACACAAAGAAAAATCTTTTGAATGAAAATACAATTCGTCGATTTATGAAATTGGCTGAGATCGACACCCTTAGTGATGGGTTTGTCGATGGCTTGGTTCAAGAAGCACGTCACGAAGAAGAAGTTGAAGAAGGTATGGGCGGTATGGGGTATATGCCGGCCGATCGTGATGATGAAGAAATTGATGAAATGGCCCACGCCGCTCGCGATGATGAAGCTGGGATGCCAGCCGAAGATGATTTAGCTATGGCAGATGAGCCCGAGATGGCAGATGAGCCTGCCGAGGCACCTGCCGCAGCCGGCGCTGACACAGCTGCCTTGTCTGATGCAGTCGCGAAGCTGATGGCAGTCGTTAGTGATTTGACGGGTGTTGATATTGCTGTCGACGATGGTGAAGAAGGCGCTGAGCCTGCCGAAATGGAAATGGATATGGAAATGGACCCTGCCGAGGAAGAACCAATGGAAGAGGGTGCCCACGAAGAAGACGAACTCAAAGAAGAAGCTGAACTAGAAGAAGATGAAGAAGTTTCCGGTGATCAGCTTGAAGAGGATTTTGACCAAGAAGAGATCGTCAGTGAAATCGTAGCTCGCGTGACTGCTCGCCTTCAAAAGGAGAGTCGCAACGAGGCTTTAGCTGAACAGCTTACCGAAAAGATTCTCCAAAGAATTAAAGAGCAATCCAGTAAATAAAGGTGTGCCATGGGTTTCCCTAACCCCGAAGTTGCCAGGGGAAAACTAGAAGAGCATATCAAAAAACAAATACCCGGTTTCCGGATTGAGGACAAAAGAAAGAGCCCACTCATGAGGCTCCTATCCAAGCTTTTATTCTTCAACAAGGCATTTTCAACCGGATATGTAACAACCTTATATCCCAAGGTTTATGTGCCTGAGTTGCCATGGCGGGAAAAAGATCACGTCGCCGCCATTGCAACTTTGGCACACGAATACGTTCATCTAAAAGATAGAAAAAGAATGTGGTTGTTCTTTAACTTTCTTTATTTATTCCCACAAAACTTGGCTACCTTCGCCCTTCTCGGAGCATTTGGTAATAGTCCGTTGTGGTATCTGTGTCTTTTGTTCCTTCTCCCAATACCAAGCCCCACCAGAGCGTGGTTAGAATTTCGAGGATATCGAATGACCTTAGCGGTCTGGTCTCTCTTTCTTGGCCCAGATTGGAAATATGGTAAATTTGTCGACTCAATCGTTGAAAGCAGCTTTTCAGGATCGGGGTATTATTGGATGTTTCCATTTGACCGATATATGGTCCAAAAGTTTTATGTGCATCACTCCAGGAGAAGAAACATCCCAGAAGTTAGAGAAGTCTTAGAACTTTTGGAAAGAAGTTAACAAACTTCAGTAAAAGAAGTATAATATTCACAAACAAGGAAATAAGACATGGACATACAAGCAAAAATACAATACAACAGGGGTTCTGCACAAAAGCACGGCTGGGTACCGCGATGGTTTGGCTCCAGTGACTTCAATGCAGAGTTGATTGAAAGAATTGCAGACTTTCAGGAAGAGCATGGTTTAGATGCCGATGGTCTTTGTGGGCCAATGACTTATGCGAGAATGTTGACAGAACGAGAGGCAAATGCAGATACAACTCATATTATTTGCAATGGCCAAAACGTTAAGCTTGATTGGGATAAAACGATTGGCCTGTATCATAGTGATCGGAAACTTTTGCCAGGCACCTGTTATGAATTCAGGCCCGAAGATAGACAACCAACAATGGTTGTAACCCACTGGGATGCAGCCCTATCTGCTGAGTCTTGCTTTAGAATCCTCAAAAAGCGTCGAATCTCTTCTCATTTTGTTATTGACAATGATGGCACCATTTATCAAATGGTCGACACAAAGCATGTTTGTTGGCATGCCGGTATTCGCTCTGTTAATAAAGCAAGTATCGGAATTGATTTTACGAATGCATATTATACCAAATATCAAGACTGGTACGAACGAAAAGGCTTTGGACCCAGGCCAATACTCGAAGATGTAAAAATGCATGGAAGAACACTGGATCCGTTCCTGGGATACTATCCAGTTCAGATTGAGGCATACAAGGCATTACTGAAAGGTTTAAGTGATCATTATGGAATTGAGTTAAAATGCCCCCTTGACGAGAACGGCGAACTACTTACTACAGTTAATGACACAGCAGCGGCCGGCGACTTTGAAGGTGTAGTGGCTCACTACCACTTGACAAAGCGCAAAAAAGACACCGCTGGTCTTGAGTTAGACAAAATTTTAGAAGATATAAGGAACCAACACAATGGATGCGTTTGATAAGTTAGTAGCGAAACATTTCCCAAAACAAGACTCTTTCCAAACATTGATGGAAATGGTTGAGGAACAGCTTAAGACCTTCGTCCCAACCGGTCTTTTGAAGGAGGAAGCGGTTCAAGCTGCGATGTCTCAAAAAATGCAGGCAATGTCTAAGTCTATTTTGGATTTGATGCCAAAGTTTGAGATAAGTGAGGCTTGGGGCCAAAAAGATACCGAAGCGCGAAAGCAGTTTGAAAACTATATGAATAATATTCCAGGCAACAACATTGAAGACAAGTTGAGGTATCTTAACCTTTTCATAGAGGAGGTCCGACCTGGTAAGTATGAGACTCATGAGATTCTTTCAAACTTGATGTTTTTGGATCTCTTATCTACAGTTGTCAATAATTTCTCGCCATCTGGCGCAGGTTTCTTGTTTGAGGCTTTCTTGGCCGGTCTTCTTAGGGGTACGCAGCAAATTGAAAAAACAGAGGGCGAACTTCAGATTGATGATTTAAGAGATGCAGAGGGTAAGCCTATTTCTCTGAAATTGCTCGTGCCGACAACTCCTGTAAAAGGTAGTATTAAAAACTTAATTGGTTTCTTATCTAATCCAGCTAATTCTGATGGAATTGAATATCTTTGTGTTTATAAGTTCGGAAAGGATCAAACTAAAGGTATTTCCTTTTATTCCTTTATGATCGACCCTCAAAACATATACTACTGGTTGGCGAAAGAGTTGAACTTCGATGTAACACTTGCCGAAGCAGCTGAGAGAAGAAGAACTCGGAAGCAGCAAATGACCCCAGAAAAAATTGAGAGGATTATGAAGAAGCAGGCAGCTGCTCGCGAACTTGTTAGACAGGCTCAGGCTTATCGAGCAAGAGGGGTCATTAAGAAAAAAGCTATGATGTCTTCACCAGATGGAATAAAGGGCTCCAAGCTTATCAAAAAAACGGGAAAAGAATTTGGCTTCGAGGCCCCAGCGGTGTTTGACTTAAACGCACAAGAGATTCAGAATCTTTCTGACGAAGAAGTCGAGGCAGTTTTGAAGGCGCGTAAAAAATACCTGTCTAGCCTCAACGTACCCTCTGACCACGAACTAGGGGACTTCCGAGGTGCCTATAAGCAAGTCACTGGAGCAGAAGAAAGTGTTGGTTATTTCAAGGGTTTGTACGAAGAGGATCCAGTTCGCTGGGCTAACGAACTCTTGGGTCGAGCCAACCTTAAACCTTTAACGGCAGGCCCGGAGGAGGTAGAAGAGGGGGCACTTATGGAAGCAAAAGAATCCCAATTTGAAATCAACTCTGCTCTCATCTTGAAGAGGACTCTTCCTGACATATACAGATTAAGCCGGTTTGGTTATTTGAATATTGATAGGGAGCAGGCAGTTAGATTGGCAGCGGAGTATACAGACACTCTGAGAGATAGTGTTGTTGCCATGTTCTCTGTCTTGGATCGTTTGACGCAGGGTATTACCGGCTACTTTCTTACACCAGAAGGCGGCAATAGGTTTGCACGAGGACAAGCAGCAGTGCAGGCATCTAAAGAACTAAATGATCTGATTACAGATCCCGAGAAAGGCATTAAAAAGATATAACAGGAGGGTGAATGTCTAAGCAGTATAGTAGTCAAACTGAACTACATAAGAAGATCCTAGAAGGAGTTGATATTCTTGCCGATAATGTCGCATCAACTCTCGGCCCCAGAGGTCGCAATGTAATCCTACAACAGAAAGGCAAGAGACCAATCACAACAAAAGACGGTGTAACTGTTGCGAAGTTCGTGGAACTTGATGATCCAATGCAAAACGTTGGAGCACAAATTCTCAAACAAGCATCAGAGCAAACTAATAGTAAGGCGGGCGACGGTACGACAACGTCAACAGTTCTCGCCAGAGCAATCCTTACGCAAGCACAACGGTACTTGATTGCAGGTGTATCTCCAATCGAACTTAAACGAGGGATTGATAAAGCGGTCGAAGCGATTGTTGAAAAACTCAAGGACATGGCTAGTCCAATCACAAGCGAAGAAGACATCAATCATATTGCCACTATCTCAGCAAATGGAGATGAAACTATTGGTAAGTTGATTTCTATGGCTGTCGATCAAGCAGGCAAAGACGGAGCAATCTCCATTGAGGAGGCACGCTCTTTGGAAACAAGTTTAGATGTTGTTGAAGGTTTTATCTTTGACTCTGGCTTTCTTGCTGGTGCTTTTGTAACAGATGAAAGAAAGAATGCAGTTGTTTATGATGATCCACTGATCTTTATCACTGATCACAAGATTGAACACGTAGAGGAAATTCTACCAATCCTTGAGATTGTTGCAAGAGAAGGTCGACCTTTTATTATTGTCGCAGAGAACGTAGAAGGGCAAGCCCTAGCTGCTCTCATCATGAACGCAGCGAGAGGCACGATGAAAGTTGCAGCAATCAAGGCTCCGCGTTATGGAGAGGAGCGAAGGGCTATGCTTCATGATCTTGCTTTATCAACTGGTGCAACATATGTATCCAGAATCTCAGGGATGAAGCTTCAAGATGTAAAGCTGGAAAACCTAGGTTCTGCTACGAAGATTGAGAGTTATAAACAGAGGACTACAATCGCAGGCGGTAAAGGTGACTGGGAAAAGATCGAGGAAAGGATTGAAACTTATAAAGAAGAATTAAGTCAAACTGATTCAATGCATGAATGCGAGCGCATTCAGGAAAGAATTACCAAGCTTGCCAGTGGTATTGCAATTATCAGGGTTGGTGCAGCTACAGAAATCGAGATGGTCGAAAAGAAACATCGTATCGAGGATGCCCTAGAAGCCGTCAAATCGGCCCAGATGGAAGGTATTGTGCCTGGAGGAGGAACGGCTCTTCTACGGGCAGTACAGGGCCTTACGGTGGATGTTGAGAACGAAGACCAAAGACTTGGTGTTGAGATCATCAAGGGGGCGGTTGAGGGACCAATTCGACAAATGGCGAAGAATGCCGGCACATCCCCAGATATTGTTGTGTCCTCTGTAGGGCAAGAAGATTTTGGTTATGGTTGGGACTTTGCCAACAATGTTTTGACCAATCTTTTGGAGGATGGCATCATTGATCCAGTTAAAGTTACGCGCTGTGCTCTTCAAAACGCTGCGTCCGTGGCCACTGCATTAATTACATCAAATCACGCAATCATCGAGACTTAACCCTCGCAGCAAACTAGTTAGTGGTGAGGAGGAACTTTTATGCCTTTGACCACTGATGACACCTCTGTATTGATACAGTTGAATGGGAAGATTGAGACATTGATGCATGGTATTAATTCTGTTAAAGACAAACAGGACGAAATGGCCGATGATATCGTTAAGATTAAAGAAGCTGTATACAATCCCGATGAAGGGTTATATGCTCGCCTCCGCGAGTTGGAAGCATGGAAAAAGAGTTCCGCAAAGCTTATTTGGATCATTATTACGGCGATGGTTGGTTTATCTACAGCCAGTTTCTGGAATATGATTGTCACTCCATAAAAAAATACTTGACAACTAATTTCGTGTGATTACATTATTATATGTAAGAAAATTCATATAAGGAGGATAATAATATGAGCACACTTACTGTATACAGAAATCCAAGGAGGAGAGCCACAGGAAATTGGTTAGATTCTTTCTTTAATGATATGACATTTCCTAGAATAGGTTTCACTGATTTTTTTGGCGATGAAGCTCATCCAACCACAAAGGTAGCTGAACTGGAAGATCATTATGATATCACTCTAGTTGCTCCTGGTCTTGATAAGAAGGACTTCAATGTGTCTTTAGAGGGAAAAACATTGACAGTTTCCTATGAGGCCAAAGAAAATAATGCCGGCACGGTGAATTATTCATCATTTAGTAAGTCATGGACCGTTCCAGAGGGAACGACTGAAAAACATATCCATGCAAACTATAAGTCTGGTATTCTAACCTTGAATGTTCAGAAGAGTCAGCCTACTCAACCCACCTCAAAATCTATTCCTGTTAAGTAGATACCATTTTCTCTTCTCCTGAAAGGCCAGCGAATGCTGGCCTTTCTATTTTACGCAACTATTTATTATGATGAGAATCACAATCAAATCAAATAAACCCCTCAATGAAATCAGGGGAGCAAAAAGAGACATATACGAAGTTCTGTACAAAATGAAGTTGGCTCAAGATGCAAACTTCGAGCAAATCAAAACAGATATTCGCGCAATCAAGGGTGTTGCCATTGTTGGCTCAGTCGCAGGGAGCAAGGAAGACTATGGTACTTTTGAGAAAATTGTTTATAAAATAAAGTTTGTCCCCTATCAAACTCCTCTGGGGGATTTTTTACGCAATCTTGAAAATAGCTTTAGACAATTGTCAAAATATGGTTTAATGGCTTTTGCAAGGGTAAACGTTCCAAAAAAACAGGAAAAATAAAATGTGTCTAATTTGTACTGAGTACCAGAAAGGAAAACTAACAGTTAACGAAGCTTGGAACAATCTTCGCGAAATGCAAGATACTTTAGAGCCAGAACATGTCGATGTCATCCTGACAATGCTGTTCTTTGGCGATGCTTACGAAGATGTAGCGGTTATTGACTACGGTCAAATGATCGAGGAAGAAAGTTGAGCTTCAATACAACAAAATGGAATAAGTTTCTCATCGGAGAAGCCGAACAAGCAGAAGTGGATCGATTCTTAGATCGACTTTCCAGAACAAAACCGTCCGAAGCACCATTCGACAATATCTTCAAAGGCAAGTGGAGAATAGCAATGGACTATTCCCCAAA